CTGCCCGCGCCGGTCGTGTACGTGACCGACACGCCGGCCAAGCGGCCGGCGGCGGTCAGCGCAGCGGTGACAGCGTTCTGGTAGGCGGTTGCCATGCGTCAAGCCCCGGCTCTAGGTGACTTGAGTCTCAGCAGCGCCCAATCCATTACTGACAATAATAGGCACCCCAAAAGCGCCGGTCTGCGTTGGCCATTCGGCGGGCGTTCCGGTGGACGTTGTCGCGGTCCGCGACTGTTGCAACTGGCGGGCCGATCGTGGCGACATTACCCACGCGTTAGGCCAGGCGTTGCCGGGGAATTGTTCCAGCAGACTGGATAGCAGGTTGTCGGTTAGCTTGTTGGACCCGTCGTCAATATTGGCGATCCGTCCCACGGAGTACTTGCCGTAAGCAACCATCCCGGCCCACGCGTCGATGGGCGTGATGTAGGAGTTAAACGCTTTCGACGAACTGTCCAGGGTCTGTTCTTCGCGGGTCGCCCCGATCCGGATTTCCCCCTCATTACCGACCAGCAAATTAACGCCGTCCCGGTCCATGCGGACGCCGTACACGCTAGAAAGTGCAGTACTTCCGCCCGCATCGACACACATGTCGTCCGCCAGCGCATCCATATATTCTGAGTTTGGGAATCCAGCAAATCCGTCCGCGTCGGACGCGGTGCCGCTCAAAATCTGGGTTTCGATCGTGAAGAACGCGTCGCGGAGTGCGCTGGCCGCCCGCTGGGCGATCAACGCTTCCGGGCCGTATATGTACGCGTCGGCGACTTGCTTGTCGTATTTTACCGACGCGTCCAGGTATTTGAGAGTGATAGTCTTTAAAACGTCCGTCTGGGCGGCGTAGTCTTTACCGGCATTTGCTGCCCGGAAAACCGCGGCGCTGTTGGCGGACTCCGCGGCATATTTATGTGAGTCGCCCAGGCTGGCAACTGTTGCCGGGAGACTCGCGACGAGTGGACTTCCCTGCAATAACAGACTGATATCGACATCGCTATCGATGTCGCGGCTATTGATGGTCGCAAGGTTGGCAAGTGTTAGAAGACTGTCGGCCATGATTTACAATCCTTTGCTGGGTGGTTCCGTTTAGGTCTAGTGGTTTCAGTTGTTCAGCGATTGGCGCCGCTGACGCTGGCGGGTTGGGATATCGATAAATTGCTGTAGCGGGTGGACGTTGGCGGCGGGTTGCTTTGCCGGTCCGTCGAAGGAAACCGGGTGGTCTTCGCCCCGATCAAAAGCGGCCACTTTCGCGCCCGCTTCCTTCGCTTGTTCCGCAGCCGACGCGGCGAACGTTTCTAACTGCCGCGTGTATTCCAGCGTCGCGCCGGTCAGGTCGGCACCGTTGCCAGCCGTCGCTACAATGAACGCGTTGACGTCGAACCCTTCCGGCGCGTTGCTGCAAAGTTTTTGCAGGTCACTAACGGACACGGCGGCCGGTTGGCTAAATTGGGCGACCGGTTCCGGTTGCGGTTCTGGCTGCGGTTCTGGCTGCGGTTGCGGTTCCGCGGCGGCCGCTACTTCGTCGGCCTGCACGTCGAAAGCGGCGGACAATTCCGCGGCCGGTTGCGCTTCCTGGTTGGTCGTTTTTTCGTCGGTCATGCTGTGTGCCTTTCGAATGACTTGCACGGGTGTGGTAGTTGGTGTGGATTCCGAAAATTGGGACGCGGTCCCCGGGTCCGCGCCGAATGGGACGATCGCGACCGACCGAAGCGGCCACGACCGGACGACAAAACCGGGGCCGGCAAATTGCTTGCCGTTCACTTCGGCGGTTTCGTCTTCCGCTAGTTCCTCAAGGACGGTGCCGGGTCCGTTCCAATCGATGGACGCTTCCCACGGGATCCCGGCGGCCGCTTTGGCCATGATCACGGCGGCCCGGTCTCCCGGTTGCGTGCTGATCAGTTCCGCGTCGACTTCCAGACCGCGTTCCGTCGTTTCGTGGCTGTCCGAATAGCCGATCGGTTCCCCGTCGTGTAAATAGTCGATGGGCGTCCTGGCTTTGCGCGGGATCATGCCGGACAGGTCGTGTACAATTTCGCCCCAATACGGGTGGCTGATGGGGTCCGCCGTACGGGCCAGGATCCGGACCGGCACCGACGACACTTCGCCCGATTCCTGTTGCACTTTCCCGGCCAGCGCCAGTTCGGCAGACATGCGTAGCGCGCTGGTTGGTACGTCCCGAAATTGTTTGTCGCTGTCGGTCATGCGTCGCTTTCTTCGTCGATAGGTTCCGGCGATACGGGCGCCGCGTCGCTTTCAAAGTTCAACGACAGCGGCTGGCCGATTTCTTCCAGGCCGCGCTGGCGGGCGTACTTGATCGCCATTAGCGTGCTATCAACGTTCTGTTCGAACGTTCCCTGCCCGCGTTCACGGCAGACGCGGTAAGGGTTAGAGAACCCGGCGCCGATTGCTTGGATGTCCCCCGCGATTTCCTGGTCCGGTCGCCACCACGGTTGGCCACGGTGGACCCATTCCCAGGACACGTTTTCCACGGTCCAGCCGCTGGGCAGTTCCAGTTCGCCGTCGATCGCGGCCAGCGTTAGGCGCCACGCCGTCCACTTGTTGCGTAGTTCCGTTTGATCGTTGCGGGCGTCTATACAGGACCGCTCGTAGTGCAACTGGGCGGACCGCGACCCGTGCCACGTGGCCGTCGTCGGGTCGTAGGCGGTAATATCCAGGTTCAGCGCCTTGAGCGCCGCCGTGATCGTGTGATCCATGTAGGCGCGGAACTCGTTGCTTGGCGATTTGCTCTCCAAGAATTCCGCCTTGTCGCCCGGGTCCAGGTCCAGCGAAATTGGACCGGTTCCCATGTCGACGTCGTACCCGGCTTTGTCTTCCGGGTCGCCCCCCGCCCCGCCGCCGGTCACGTCCCCGACTGCTTCGTCCCCGCCGCGGGAAAAGACCATCGCGAACATGGCTTGCGCTTTGGATTTCAACGCGGCGTAGGTTTGCGCTTCGTGACAGTCCTGCAAACTGTTCATCGCGGACGCCAGCGGCGACACGCCGCGGACTTGATCGAACCGCCACGTAGAATCGAAGAACCCGTACAGCCACAACCGGCCGGCGCGGATATCACGCGGCGCGGTAAAGTTCGGCCCGCCGTCCTTGCGTTGCCAGATGTTGTAGGCGAGTGCCCGCCCCGCTTCGGTCACCTTGACGCCGTTGACCCACTTACCGCGGGCGTTGGGCTGCCGCGGGTTCGTGACGAAGTTGCGCACGCTGGCCGGGTTTCTGATCCGGTCGGACTCGATCGCCTGGACCCGTCCGTCGCCCAGTTTCAGCAGCCCCACGTCGCCGTCGATCACCCGGCGCGCTTCCGCCATGCGCCAGAAGTGGTCGGCCCGGTGCCGTCCGGCCGCGTCAAAATTCGTCGCCCGGCCATAGTAGTCAACCGCGTCGGCCAGATAGGCGTTTAACCCTTTGTCGGCCGTGGTGAACTGAATATCAAACGTGGAACAGTACGCCAGGTGCTGGCTTATCATCCACTTAGCAACCGACATATTGCGGATGAGATCGCGCGTCGTCGCGTTCAGCGTCTGCCGCCCTTGCGGGTCCAGCAGTTTGCCTTCCGCCTTGGTCGTGTTGACCGGCGGCCGGCGTCGACCCTTCGACGTGATGGCGTCGTATCCGAACTGTTTAGACTTTGCCGGCCCCCAGCCGGGGTCGAATGTCGTGTTCGACATTAGAACCCCGCCAGATTGATCGTTGCCGCGGCGGGCCGCTTGCGTCGCTGGATAGAATCCGCCGCTTGTAGTCGGCGAAGTTCTTTCCGCACGCTGTCCAGATCGATTGACACGCTAACGCCGTCGACGTTAACGCTATTCGCGCCGGACTGTAGAAGCGTTTCTAGTTCCGTTATTTTCGCGCTGTTGTCCGTGTCCATGCGTCGGACTATGGCGAACCGTCCGCGCGGGAAACAGAACCGAAAAGCGCGACGCGTTTTTTACCGGACCACTACGCCGGCGGCGCGGGCGTGCTGATAGAGTAACTGGGCCACGCGCCCGCCGCCCATTTTGCGGAGCGCCCGCGATTCCAGACTGCGGACGCGTTCGCGTGACAGTTTGAAAATGTGGCCGCATTCGTCCAGCGTGTGGGTATATGGCGCGTGCTCCCCCAGCCCGTAACGCAACTTGACAATTTCCCGTTCCCGGTACGGTAGCCGGGCAAGTGCCTTGTCGATATCTTCCGCCGCTTCCTGTTGCGCCATTTTGTCGGCCGGGTCGCGAAACATTTCTAAATGTCGCTGTTCGTTGTCGCGTGCGTAGTCCAGCAACGCGGCCACGGGGACGTCTTGTTCGTAGACGCGCTCCCCGGCGAGTACTTCCCGCTGTTCCTTGGTTAGCGGGAACAGTTCGCGAATACTCTGGCCGGTTAGTTCTTCCAGGTTCCGCATGATCTGCCGCGCCCGTTCGGCCGTAAACCCGCCGCCGCCACGCCCGCCGGTTGCCGGGGTAAACGACGAGCGAAAGTTCAGCCAGTCGCCCAGCGTGGCCGCACAAACGCCGACAGCGCCAGCCGCCGCGGCGATCGACCCGGCCGCGTCGACCAGTTCCGCTAACGCCGCGTGTTGTGCCTTGACTTTGACGCGGACGCCGATTTTGTCTGCCATGTTTTTTGCCCTTTGTGGCGCTTACGTTTCCCAGTACTTGTCGAACCGCGCCTGCCCGCAGTCCTTGCAACTTGTCCGCCGCAACACGACGCGCGAGAACGGCAACTCATACCGGCCGCCACACCCGCAATCGCGCCCCTTTGGCCCGGTCAGCGGGCACCGCAGACAACGCACCGCGGACACGTCTACCGCGTGGCTGTTGGCGTACGGCGTCCGCTTCTCGCTGCCGCACTTGCGGCACCGCGTGTGATCGGCCGCGACCACGTCCCGTTCTTTTGTCTTGGATCCCTTGGGGCGTCCGCGTCGCGTGGTCGGCTTGCGTTTCGGTTTGCGTTCGTCGTTATCAACCATCATAGATACTTCACTTTCTGCCGCTGTCGGCGGCGGCCCGTCGGGGTCGGCGTGGTCTGGTCCAGGGATAGCCCGCAAATACTCGCCGCAACCGCCGCGCCTACCTGACAATCCAGCCAGTGATTGTCGGGTCGTCCGGGGTTGATTCGCCAGTCGTCCGTTGTGCCGTAGGGCCCGCTGACTTCTACCCGCGTTTCCGCGGTCAAGTGGTCGGCGAATAGTCGGTGCGTGCGGTTGCCGTCCGTCGCGAACAGTGCCAGCGCGCCCTTGTCACCGGTCGCCGTGGCCAGCCGCCGGACCAAGTATGACTTCCAGAAATTGACGTCTACCAACACATGGCGGACTTCCCCGCGTTCCGGGCGAGGGCTGCGCCAGTGCGCCGCTTCTGCGGCGGTCCGCCGGGCCAACCGTGTTGGCAGGTCGCCCGGTTTGAACGTCCACGCCCGCATCGGTTTTCTACCCGGTCCAATGTACCGGCCATGACTCGGCCAGAACTCCGGCCGCCCCGCGCAAAAGTCATAAACCGTGTCACGCGACAACCCCCACGCGGCATCAACTAGCCCGCGGTTGATCTGGTAGGCGCTGGACAATTCCCCGACCAGATCGACCAGCCCGGCCCTCAGCCGTCCCTCTAATTGCCGGCCCGGGTATTTCTTGGTTAGTGTGTTTCGTAAGTTCGACAGGCTGAAATAATCGGCCCGCTGACGCGGCCACGTCCCATACTCGACCGTATGGCCCGTCATGTTCTCGCCCCACGCGGTGACGACGTAGAACAGAACCTCTTTCTGTACGTCGATATAACAGGTTGTCGCCAGCGTCCCCGGCGGGACCGTGCCGCGTCCGTAGCTACCGACCTTGGCGGCGATCGCGGCCGGCCGCAGTTCGTCCGCGGCGTTGTCCCGGTCCGCGCCGCCCGGGTCGTTCTGCGCTTCGGCAAAGAACGCGGGCCGGTCGCGGTAGTATTTGTTCATCGCGCTTTGTAGCGCGCTTAAGTCCCCTTCGTCGATCTGCTCCGGCCAGGCAACTTCGGCGCCCCGGTCCATGGCTTTGCGGTGTTTCCTGTAGAACGCCTTCGCCTTCTTCCCCGTCCCGCCCGCGATTAAGTCTTCGTGCCGTAGCTGGGCGTATTCGTCCCACTTGTCGGAATCGGCGGGCATGGCATAGACCAGCGGCGCCCGGATGCCGCGCCATTCGGGGTTCTTGGTTGGGTCCAGGATCCGGTCGGCCATGTCGTCCGGCTGTACAACTGTACACGGCATCACCGCCGCTATCTTTTTCCCCGGTCCTGGCAGATACAAAATCTCGCTTTGCAGGATCCGTTCGCGTTCGTCGCACTGTTGCGGGGACGACGCGGAACGGCGCGTCTGCGGGTCGTCAATCAGCGCGAAACTGGGCCGCGTTACTTCGCCGTCTTGCGTTGCCAGATTCATTCCACGCACCGCCCCCAACAACCCGGCGGACTCCAGGCAGCCGCCAGAACACGGGCTGCCCGGTATCGACGGGAACACAATTCGTTCAGACTCCCAGCGGATGTCGGTCGGTTTCCCTTCGCACCGCTGGCCGCGCGCCCGTTGCGTGATGTTCTCCAATTTCCGGATCGGGAAAACCGCTTCGGGAAAATCGGCCGCCAGTTTGGCGTTGTGCCTTAGTTCCATTTTCGCCGATTCGATCCGTTTACGTGCGTGTTGCTGGGTGGCGGCTATCAACGCGACGTAATCGTGCCAGCCCCAGAGCGCGACCAGTAACGCGGCACACTCACAAATGGTCGTTTTCCCGGACCCGCGTGGCAGGGCAAACGCCAGTAACATTCCATCTTGCGCCGCGCTTTGGATTGACTCAATCACGCGGACGTGATCACGCGAAAACGGCAACGGGAACCGCCGCGGAAAATAGATCTTGAGTGCCCGCTGCAAGTCCTTTTCGCACTGGGCACGGCGGCGTTTATTCTTCACCGGCGGGATTGGTCCGATTTCGTTTCCCGCTTCGGTTTGCGCCGCGTCACGGGCCCGCCACGCCGCTTGGCGCTTAGCCCGCTTGGCTTTCTTTTCTTCCAGTGTGTCGGGGTTAGCCGGGGCGGGCGTCATTCGAGAAAACGCAAAGTGTTTTGCGTGTCCGTATCGGTCGCGGCCGGCGGCGCGACTTGCCGCGTTAACAGTGCGTGCGCCGCGTAGCCCGACAAACCACCGCCGCCAGCCAGCGCCAGCGCCGCCGCCAGTAGCCAACCGCCGCCCGCTTTCGACGCCGGCGGCTGGTAATGGTGGTGAGTGGTCGTCGGGCTGTTGTCCTGGTAGTGGATCACGTCGTCATCGTCCGGCGGCGTGAAGTGGTTAAAAGCTTCAGCCAGTTGCGCGTTGCCCATTGCTTCCGCCCGTTTGTGGTTCCGTTCCTGTGTCCGCAGCCCCGCCAGGTACGACAGCACCGCCAGCGGAGAACGTGCCGCACCACTGGCGCCAGCGTCGTCGCCAGCGTCCGGGGTCGCCTCGTTCCGCGGCGAATGCTTGCCGCTGTTCGATCCACGGGAAGTCTGGTCTGTCATGGTCGCCCATTACTTGGCCGGGTTATTCGGCGGCAGGTAGCCGGGGAAAATGCCGGCCGTCTTGGCTTGCAGCGTCTGGTCCGCCAGTCCGTCCTTTTCAAGTTGGTTGGCCGCGCTGGCGTAGACGATCGCGGAGCTATGCAAGAAATGCTGTTTACTTTCCTGCGAAACAAACGCGGCGCCGTCGTTGAACCGTTCCGCGGTTTGGTTCAATCGTTCGTGACGGGTAGCAAAGTTCTGGTCCATCGATTTGGCGATAATGTCGTCCACGGCGGCAACTCCCGGGGGGTTAGCGGATAGGGTGGTCGTGTTAACGTCCGGCGGCATTGAGTGCCCCGGTTACTTCGATTTTGATGGGCTGGCCTAGCGGCCGCGATTGGCGGTAGACCGTCCCCCGGTCGTGGATTTCCAGGACAACGGGGGGCAGGTCGGCTAGTGTCGCGGGCGGTCCGGCGGGCCCGGTTGGCCCGGTCACGCCCCGGAACGGTGCCGGGTTGCGTTGCATACGTACAAAGATACGGGCGGCGATCTTTTCCAGGTCGGCGTCGGTCAGTGTGACGGCTGCCGCTGCGGGCGGCGTTGGCGTTTCCGCTGCCGCTTCCGGTGCGGGAACGGGTGTTGGGCGGCCGTTACTGGGTACGGTAACCGCGGACCCTTTGCCGTTGCCCCAACTGGGCGGACACCAGCCGCGGGCTAGTGCCGCATGCCAGCGCGCCAGCCGGGCGTTGTGTGGCAATAGGAACCTAT